TGCTACAGCATGAGTTGTCAAATATCCTGAGCCAAATATAGCTTTTTTATATTTCCTTTGGCTTTCCAATCCTCTACAAAAAGCCAAGTCTTTTTCCTTTATCTTTATACTTACACCCTTTTCTACAAGAGAAGCAATTCGTGATACAGTAACCACATTTTCTGGATATTTGTATTTAGGGAGCGATACACGCTCTTTCTTTTGTATGGTCTCTATTCTTTTTTTCAAATCTGGTGCTCCTATTATCTTATAATCTCCCAGCATGTTCGTAACAAAGGAAGTCTTTACCTTCGCCCCATTTTCATAGGTTATATCTGCAATAGTAACTATCGCTGTATATTTTTGATTTGTAGCAAAAAGGGTTAAGTGTGGTGCAAATAGGAAATATTTTACTCCTTTCTCATTATAAAATCTTATAATTTGTGATATTATTGAAAAAGGAGGATTGTCTACTACTACTGTTTGTTTTGTATATGTTACTTTTTCATAGTCTCGACCTGGATAAAAAGGCCTTATTACTTCCAATCCTTTTATATTACAAGTTTCTCTTACATAGTTTAGGACTTCTTCATATACATTTGGAGGAGTATAACAATCATCTGTCGTTTTTTTAGGCTTAAATTTTTCAACAAAAGCCTCATATTCTTTGCTCATAATATGTTTTTCAAATCATTCAATAAACTACTTCTTTCCCATTAAAAGCCACTATAAAAAGGATAATAATTTTCTTTATAGTACCATCTGCAAGTTTAATATTTCGTGTCTTGTTATCCCAGTGGTTTGGGTTTTTCTCAAAGTCTTTTTTTGCCTTGGGTTGTTGCATTAGGGTAGCATTATGGTATATCAGGAGCTTTCCACCAAACCCATTTTGCTGGTTATAGGTACGCACAGCTAAGGAAAAGGGTATCGGCTTTTTCCCTGCATCCAATTTTCGCATTTCTGCCAAAGCGTCCTTTAAAAATATCTTTTCTACCATGGTACAAAGGTCTGCAATCTATCAGGATATATAAAGGACACCCTCCAAGAGCACAAAAAACAGGGGTTTTTGTCATTATTTTTGTTTTACACCTTTGTCAATCAAAACATTAAGCCCGTAAAAATCAAAACAATTTTCATTGCGCACAAAAAAAGCCAATCGCCGCCTTAATCTTTTTTACGATTTGAATTTTAAAAATCGGAGCGAAATATGAATGATCCATCTGCTGCCGATCTTGTGCTAAAAAACAGCCTTTTTTTCATTAAGAAAAGTTTAACTGTTTGAAAGAGTAAAAAAATATTATTTTTTATTGCGCATTAAATAATAATACGTATCTTTGCAGTGTCAAAAAGAAAGAAGTATAACAAGTAAAATTTAAAAAAAAATGAGAACTATTACAATTAAAGACATCTATAATGATGTAAGTTATATCAACCCAAGTGTATCTACCATTAGTTCAATGGGTGATTATATAGAAGAAAGCAGTAGGCAAGTTGCCCAATCAGTGAGAAATAGAATATCAGAATACTTGCCACAAAACACATTAGCTCATAAGATCATGACTGAGAACTTAAAAGACTTCTTCACAGATAAACAACTATGGGTAATAGCTTATGAATTACAGAAGAATGAAGCGTATGTAACCAATCTTTCTAATGAGATAGAGAGAAGAGAGCAGGCAGCAGAGCGCAAGGCAGCAGCAAGTAAAGCTAAGTTATCAGCCAATAAAGAGGGTAGTCAAGAAGTACTTGACTTTGTAAAGTCAAACAAAAAGCTATTAAAAGACTATTATGCTTTTATAAAATCAAACAAAAAGTACTCAAAAGAGTTTTATTCTAAGAAATTCACTTTTGAAAGCGCAAAAGAATTTATCAATAAAGTATAACAACTAAAATTCAAGAATAATGAAATTAGATTTTTACACAACAAAAAGCTACACTTACATTGTAGCTGGTAATGTTACTTTTAGAAAGAGAGAACAAGGTTACCCACGAGTTAATGAGGTACCATTTGAAAGGGTAGATTCTCAGAATTTTACTGAAAAGCCATATTTTATAGCATTCATTGATGTAGATGGTGAAATTACAGATGAAAATCTTAATGAAGCCTACTCTCAATTTTGTGATTTCTGTAAGAGAACGCATGAAAAGAATAAAATTCAGAAAGAGCAAGCCAAACAAAGCCTTGAAGCCGATTTTCGTGCACTTGAAAACGAAATTAAAGAAGGTAAAGTTTTTGAGGCAAATATAGAAAATATTAGAAGAATATTGTTGTATCTCAATTCTATGAATTGGGGGGTATGGCAACTCCCTAAGATGACATGTGGGTATAGTGCTCATCAGTACGATTGCGACGGGCATCAAGCATCTACAATAACACTTGACAAGCCAATTGATTATTATGGTGAAAAAGTCAGTAAGTTCAAAGTCGGGGGTGGTAGATTACATTTAACAAAATATAAATTTGTTTAACAACAAGCCCTCTTAAATTTACAAGCATGAACACTGAAGATATTTTTAATCAAAAATATGAGGTTGCCAACATGGTTATACCTAAGTTCTTATTAGCGTGCAACCCTATCGTGCCCAATATTGACCTCACTTATATATACTCTCCTCACTATATGAGCCTGATAATGGTTATTGAGGAAAATAGCGAGATTGTAAGGCTCAATGACACATACAGAGCCATGCCTCAGCGGTTATATGTGTATGATATGCTGGAGCAATTCAGAATGATTGTCATTCAGAACAATGTAATGAGTATGGGCGGGATATATAGCCCTGTCATATCAGTAGAACAATTCATTGAAGAAGCATGGCAATGGTACAAGAATTATCTTGATTGGGAATTAACACAAATGTAAATTATGACTACACAAGAGAAAGTATTATATATCATCGAATTATTAGAGTTATCAGATAGGAAGGTTTCCGCTGTCATTGGCAAAGCCATATCTACCGTGACCCATAAGAGGGCACAGATAGGGCGCAATAAGTTCACAGATGAAGACCTGCAAAAACTCAAGGATTATTACATTGAGACACTTGACAAGATCAAATCAATTTAAAAACAAAAGCACACCTAATTAGGTGTGCTTTCCTTATTAAACTGAACTTATAATATACGAATCGTGATAGGTGTTATCCATCAGATAAGCATACTTCCACCATACAAGATAGTCGAAGCAGTCCGATAGGTGCGTGGCGTGTTCCTGCGGGATAGAGGTAGAGCGCTCCGAGCTTTTGTCTTTTTCAAAAGAATCTTCTTTCTGCTTAAGACCTGCATTCTCCATGGATACGATTAGGTTCGGGCAGTTGTCCTCATTGATACGAACAAAGGGCAGCCCTTTGTTGCTCTCCTCTAAGATTTCGTTAATAAGTCGGAACTTAAGGATATGGCTTGGGTTGTTCGTGTTAGGGGTTTTGTTGTACACCTGCCAGCCTGCTGTGCGGAGCATATCCTCCACATCCTGTGCCAGAGTGGTTTTGCTATTGGCTTCACTCTTAAAGCCTGATCGATCGTGATAGAGATACACCTTATTACAGGTAGCCTTGTGAGGTTCGTAATAGTCTATGATCTTCTTTATAAGGTCTGAGAGCTTCTGTGGGTTTTTGACGAAGAAATCCTTAATGATACTCAGCGTATGGGTAAGGGTGCTCTCTTGGGCTACCACAGCACAGTTGATACGCCCACCGAAGTCTAGTGATATTTCCAAAGGGATACCCTTAATCAAGTCAGTATCATAAGTACAGCTTGGGGTATAGCTTTGGGTAAAATCATCTAAGAGGTTCGTGGCATACTTGTACTTGTAGTAGTGCTTATCGGCCAATAGCTGCGGATAGAATCCGTCGGCCACCTTCCGCGGGCGTATGTTCATAATCTCCGCATTGAAGAGCATGTCCGATACCCGCTGCTCGTACATCTCCTGAATCCAATTGGGTTTGAGGTTCTCCCTATTGACCAAGGCATTAGCTTTGATAAAGCAGTGTTCTTGTGGCTTTTGCAGGGCTAGCTTCTCCCGATTGGTGAACCACTCCCCTGTCTTGGTCAGTGCGACGGAGGAGGTAAATATAGTAGCATTGAGCAGCGAAGCGCGGTCAAACTCCACTTTCTTAGCTCGGTTCGTGGTCAGCACGTTGTTGAATAGCCTATCGTATTCCAAGAGCGCCGCCTCGTCCCCTATGACCATATAGGCGTTAAGTCCGCGCCCTGAGTTGGGATCGTCTAAGGATACCAGCACAAGGATAAACCCATTGGAGAAATGCACCACATTGCTCCACGAGTTGGGCGCTTGGAATGGCATTCTATATCCTAAGCTCTTCCCGCTTCTGCCTACTACATAATCCACCTCCTCGTACAGGCCGAACATCTCCAGCCCCTCCTTGGTAGAGGGGAAGGTACGGCTTTTGATCTGCACGAATGTCGCCCCCACCAGCACCCCCGTTGCCCTGGGCATCTGCCTAACGCCTTCCTTGACAAACCAACCCAATATGGTCGACTTGCCCGTACCACGCCCCGCCTCTATACAAATATTCTTTATCCGTCTATACCTATTGGCTTCCACCGCAGCCATCTGCATGGGGTTCAGGTATATCTCCTTAACTGGTTTTATTAGCATTCTTCACTTTTCACTTTTCACTCTTCACTCTCTATGTAGTCTATATCTTCAGCGGGCAGTTCGTTGAAGTCCACCACGCCTGTACCTATGGCATCGCGTAGCATTCGCATACCCTTGCGGCTCATCTTGATATGGTATTCGTGAGCGGTGATCTTCTCAAAGTCAATCTCTTTCTCCTCCTTGTCAAACTTGAACAGCGACTTATACGAATCCAGCGCCTTACGCTCCTGCTCCAGATCGCCCTTTTTGAGTGCCTTTTGGTAGAGTTGCCAATAGCACTCCGCCAAAATCATCCGCTCGGCCTGTACATCTACCTTGTCCAGCTCTCCGAAGATCTGCATTGCCCAATTGTAATCCCTGTAAGCTGTGGATTGGCTGACCTTCATCTCTCGCATGTGTATCTGTATAGCCTGATACTTGGAATACTTGTTGGTCATCCTAAGGGCGTGGATATGCCTCAGCCGCGCCTTGATCTCCTGCTCGGCTGGGGTAAGCTCTATGCTCTCGTCTATATGCGAGGCGGATATACGTGGGTAAGTCCCCTCTTTGTCGAATTTTACTAGCTCCATCCTTCTTCTTTATTCTCTAATGGCTGATTCTTGGAACTCCACTACATAGCTGTGCAGGTTCCGCGTACTGTCGTATGATAGGGGCTTCTGTGAAATAGGAATCACCTTCACCCACTCGCCTTGTATCTTCAGGAAACATTGCTCACTGCGAACCAGCTCCCATAGTACGGCTATCTCCTCGGCAAAGATCCACCCCGTGTTAAGCTTGAAAGTACGCTTTTCCTCTACCCGCTCCTTATAGCGCTCACGGCTAAGCAGGTGCTCCCCTATCTGATGCTGATATTCTACATGCCCCTCCCATTCTCCTGCGAAGGAAAACCAATCAGGACATTGGTTTTGGTTCTCAAAGATACCCAATATAGGCCTGTCATTACTCTTTGGCTTCGGCTCTAAGCTCAACCCCTTATAGGTGATAATACTCGTGGGAGAGTAGCGAATATCAGCCACGCTTCGCAAGAACGAAAAGTTTCCCACTTCATAGTCCTCTCTTACCTCCGTCAATCTCACCCTATCCGAAACGATCTTCACCAGTTGTTGTTCTCTGATGTCTTTCAACAAACCGCTAAGTGATACCATACTATCGGGATAGGTACTCCTCAGAAGGGATTCTGTCAAGTACGGATACCCCTTAGGCTTCTTCCCTGGCAGATACCGCAACCCCTTAAGCTCATAACGAGCTTTCTCCTCTCCACGAAGAGCCCGCTCCACTAGCACCACATCCACTACTGCGGCCTTATACAAGGGGTACACGGTTATATCCCGTGTCTCATTCAGGGTCAAGGAGTGCAAGTTGGGGATTCCTTCAAAGAAATCCTGCACCTCTTCCCCTATATCTATTTTTACCTTTCCTTGGAAAAATACATACTCATAGCGTTGGGTAACTTCTTTCTCTTGTCCATAGCCCGAAAAGTGTATCTTCAACTGCATTTCCATGTAATCCCCGTCCCCTTTGGCGCGTACCTCCAGCAGATCCTTGTCTTTGCAGAAGTAAATATCTCGCTCCACCATCTCCAGTTCCTTTTTTACAGAGATATAGACAGGAATTACCCGCTCACTCCCCTGGGAGGACTTGATTACGATCTGTTCCCGAAAGCTCCCTACATCCAGCTCCTGTGAACTTTTCGTATGTATCGGAATCCTTACGACCTCTCCGCCTTGATTCTCTATGGGGCTTAGGGTTATCTTATCTGAACTCGCTCGTGCTTCAAACTGCAATAGGTTTGGATTTCTGATTTCTATAATCCCCTCCCCACGCTCTTGCTTCTCTTTTACCAATACAAAAGTATAAGACCAGGGCGACACACCAAAGCTACGAGGATTTCCCACCACAGTAACCGCAATTTTAAATTGGAAAAGAGCATTCCTATCGAAAAAAAACGCCTCACACTCTATACGTGACCCTACTCTCAAGGACAATCCTGGTATAACACCTGTCCGCATATATGTCGCTGACAAACCAAAATCTATATGATCACAATCCTCCGATACTTGATACTCTTGCGTTACTCGGAAAAGCCCCAAATTTGCCTCAGACTTACGTCCAAAATAAAGAGCCCCCTCTGTTTGTCCAGTTTTTAACCATACACCTTTATGGGGCGAACGACCTCCATACGTCCACTTCACAGATGTATCCCCTGTAAGAGTCATTTCAAACGGATCCAAGGTCATTTCAAATACTACCCCTTCTACCCAATTCTTTCTCATAACTTTTCTCTAATCACTAACAACTAACCACTAATCACTAACAACT